TCTATATCTGTGCTGGTAAACTCAGAGTAACAATCGTAATGATTGTACTGACCCTCAGACCATTCAAGGTCTTTGATATAGTTATCCTTTAGGTGATGGAAGAGCGCATCTTCCTTGTTTTTCCAGCTCAACGCATAGCTTGTTGATGGGCTATCTTCAATAAGATAAGGTAGCCGATTAAATCCTGCACCGTGTCTTCGGTAGAGGGTGTTATTCCCTTGCTTTTTATGCGCATTAACTTGTCGTCAATCCTTGCACACAAGCTGTCTACAGCATTACCACGAGAGAAGATGCTTACAGGGTCAAGGGCAGAATCCCCGTAAGCAGCGTTCTTCTCAAGTAGGAGGTTCATAACATCTGTAGATGTATTTATAATTAATTCTTTTGTGCTTAAAGGTTTAATCATATTAGAAACATTTAAAACATTATTTAACTTACTTATATATTCTTTATCCATAATACTAATATACGTTACAATCCACAGTATCCCCCATCACAGTCTGAGAAATCTTCATCAAACAACATAAACTGAGAGTTGTAACTTATTATATCTCTGTAAGACACATCAGTCTTAAACCTTCCCTTGCTATTGTCCTCTTGTTGTGCAAACCATTCCATCTTACTTGGATGCTTATCAGCCATATGCTTTAGTAGCATTGGCCCTCTCCACCAACAACCGATACAGTTGTTCATATAAGCAAACCTTACTGGTTTGTCTTTCCAAAACTCCTCTATAGTATCTTTAAATATTGCATCTTCTATAAGAGGAAATGTTGGCTTACAATAATCTATTGTACCCCACTTGTTTTGTGTACCTGTCTTGGTTCTTCCTACTACAATCTTAACCTCTGTCATACCACGCTCATTAAGCTTGTCAAGCATAGTCTTAGCACGAGACTGTTCATTAGCACGAAACCCAAACCTCATCTCAGCATCACCCTCAATTTGTTTGTAACGCCATTGTGCTATAGGCATAGTCTTCATATCTGTAGTGCAGTACCTCGCAACTTTGTTTGGGAGATAACCTCCGTGGTTCTTAATAGTCTCTTCAAATGTAGGCCCTGTTACCCAGTTGATTTCCTTTCCTATATACTGCTCAAGGTCAAGCATAGTATATATTATAGTATCATCCTCTGCCGTAGATATAAAAGGTGCTTGTATCCTATCTTCAACAAGCTTCCTTATCTTCTCATCCTTGAACCTTGACCCTTCGTCCATTGTACGGACAAGGGAAAATACATTGTAATCCGCAGGATAATTAGCAGCTATATAGCTTGATGTCTTGCCTCCACTTAAACTATTAATTGTCTTCATCTATCAGATTTACTTCTAATTTATATACCTTTTGAACTTTGCCTTTTTCAATAACTAACCTACCGCTTGAAGGATTGAAGAATATATAACCAAGCTCTTCATTCTTTCCAGTGTAGTCGCTTATATCCAACTTGAATAATATCTCGTTAATCATCACGTCACCATTAACAGTTACAGTAACCTCCGTTGCGGAGGCTACATTAAACTTTAGGAAAGCACGAATCAACTCTGCGAAGGCTATCTTCCTACTAAGAATTAGACTGTGGGTAAGCGTATTGTGGTTTTCCTTGACTGTCTTTTTCATAGTATCTGTTTTTCATTTTATCATAGAATAGTGTGACTGAACCTAAGCTACCTACAATCTTCGGCTTTGCTTTAACGACTGTAATCTTAACTTGGTTCTGCTCGTATGGTACTCCGTTCTCATCTTCTAATCCATAAGGACATCTCCATACATTAAGCACCATCATACCTTTCCTTGACCATTGCATACCCCCAGCAATATCGTTCATCGTAGGAATGTCTACATATGGTATTCCGTTCTTGTACTTCGCTTGTTGGTGTTTAGTGTGTACCGTTACAATAGTGTGATAGTTCTTCTCAGCACTATGCTTACGCACCTTAGTCAATACTTGACCGATAGCTATATCATCTCTTACACCGCTTGTAATGTCTGTGCGAATCTCTGTGAATGGGTCAATCATACACCCATCTATGGTGATGAAGTTGTCCTCTTCTATCTGCTCAACAGCCGTGTAGAACCCTTCAATAGAAAGGTCTTGAAGACCACTATCCACCAAGTAGAAATGCTCATTGATAAAAGACATTGCCTCTTCCTTCTCCTCATCGGTAGCCATAATATGTTCGTTGACTAAGAAAGGCTTACGCAAGTATACCCATAGTAGTTCAGCAAACACCTCAGTAGGTGAGCCAGTCTCGGGAGTATACACCGCCCACTTCCATCCGCTATACTGAGCGAGGTTTACCATCAGTTCAAAACCAAACTGAGACTTACCTTGGTGCGCTCCTGCATAGATGTAGGTAGTACTACCCTTCTTCATTGAGTACTTATCAAACAGACTATCAAAGCCTGTCCAAGCACCCTTCTTAACTCCTTCACTTCTTAATGTGTTGAGAGAATCTCTTACGTCCTCTGCCTTGTAAATAAATTGTTTCATTGCCCTTAGTTTAAATTATTCTCCAAATTCCCTAACGTAATCTTCTTCTTTGTTAGCGAAACTCCTTGTCATTTCCTTTCTTGATACCTCTTCCTTTACTGTGAAGTCAAACACCTTCTTTCCTGTAAGTCCGAAGTGAGCCATCATCTTAGCCATCATCTCTGGGCTTCTATTAATATGCTCAATTGTTTTCGCTCTTGTTATAAATTGGTAGTCACGATAGTTGTTTATATATCCGTTACCTCTCTTTATCTTCCAAGCTAACTTCACTTCAACGTAGTAGAGCATCTGCCCTTGTTCCTCATTCTGCATCTCCTATATTATTTAATGTTCCACAATCACATATGTGTAATTGATTCAATCCGATTACTATTGGTATCAGCTTTTCGCATCCTCCACAAAAATATTTATCACTCATCTTTTATTCCTTTATAATAAAATCCGTTATATCCCATACTATGTAATATAGTTTCTGTTAAGTGTGCATCTACTGCTCGTTTGTATGTGCCTATAACTTGGTAGTTAGAAGTAAATCTTTTGTTCTTACTCCTGTGTTCTTGCATCCTGTTTTTCAAGGCATTTGTCATACCTACATAATGATGTTCGGGCAAGTAATAGACTGTGTAATGACCGTCCCTATACCTCTTTCTCTTGCCGTGTCCTCTCTCCTTTCTACAAGCCTTGCACATTTTAACGTGTCCATTTACTTTACGATGGTATTCAGATATTGGTTTTTCCTTTTCACAGATTGAGCAAGTCCTCATCACATCTTTATTAATCTCAGTCTTCTCTGATACTTTCTAATCAGTAGTGCTGAGTTGGTTAGCTGTTGCTGTATATCATTCGTCCATCCAAATCTACTTGCTTGTATTGATAAATTCACATTGTCTATCATCAACATATCCAAATACTTCTGAAGTTCTCTTAGATGCTTTCTCTTTCGTATCATAGCTCTATAAATTTATATTTATTAGGGTCAGTCTTATACATAGTCTGAATCCAATCCTTTCTCTTATCGTGTACATCTGCTACAAACCAATCCTCATACATAGATGAGGGTACTACAATAGCGTGTGTTAGCTGGGTGTTAACCAAGAAGTATACAGAAGGCTTTACCTCGTGCCTATCATAAGACTTCTTAGCACAGACTATTATACTATTCCAAGGTATATCATCGTGAGATGTCCAATCCCAAGATTGGTGTTTCACCTCAACGATTTCCTTACCACCATCTCTGTGTAGGATTATATCTCCTTCATCTATGAAATCTCTGTATTCTTCTTTTGAACCTGCGATATGTAAAGCAGGTACAGTTACTGTCAGTCTCTTGCTGTGTAGGTACATTGCTACTCTCCACACTGCGGAAGAAGACTTGCCCAGCTTCTTCATATAATCATCCCAAGCTTTATCTTTCATATCTGTTTGTTTTTATTAGCCTTAATTACATTTTCAGACTGCGTTATAAGTTGTAGGTTATCTGCTCTGTTGTTATGTCTGTTGTTATCAACGTGGTCAACAATTATTCTGTGCCTATCCTTTGGAATTGATACTTGATTAAAGGAGAAAAATACGGCTCTGTGTACTGACATAAACTTTCTGTCACCGTTATGTGTGTATGCGAATCTTGCATACCTCTGCTTATAGCAAATCGGTATATCTATCTCTTGAAACAGTCTTCCATCTTTAGTAGTTCTTGTTAACCTTTTTAGATTTCCTAAATCACTAACCGCAATTTCACTGCAACAATAAAGTGTTACCCATACCTCATCTTTAATCATATCTCTTTGGCGTTAAGGTTTAAAAAGGGAGGTCAAGTTGTATTTAACCAAAAGCGTTTTCCCTACACGGGATTAGTTTAAGATAGACCTGCCTCCCTTTTATTATAAGGGGCAAGACAAGCAGGGTACTTCCCCAAGTAAAGATTAATAATATTAAACTAACCTACCTGCCTTGCTTTCCCTTTAAGATAAAAGAGAGGGGAGCGTTCAATAACCTACTCCTAAGTCCGTTGTTCTTTCTCCCCTCTCCCAATTAATTGCTACCTAATTCTGTGATTAGAACGGTAGGTCTTCTGTAGCGTTTACTGCTTGTGGTTTCTTAGCACCTGTGTACTCACCTTGCAGTTGGATGTACTTACCTCCATCACGCTTGTCTTTAATCTCTAGGTTTACCCAACCTTTCTCGTTCTTTGCATTGAGCAATATCTCAAAATCTTGTGGGCCTAGAGCCACCTTTACAATTTCACCATACTGAGTAGTGATGATGCTTGTCTTACCTACGAATACTTTGTCGTTAGCCATAATAATTGATTGTTTAATTTAGTTACTTAGTTAATAATTCCTTCAGATGCTCGTACTTCTCTTCAATAGCGAATACCTTACTGGTAATCTCATTGAGTCTGTTTAAGCTTACTTCATTTGAAGACTCATAGCCCTCAACAAATGCTTTGACCTTAGTGTACTTAATCAAGTACTTCTTATCAGCCATTCGGTTATCGTGTGACCCGATATATACCGATACTCCCTTATGGTCAATGTTCAATAGTCTTGCTATCTCTCTCACTCCATAACCATAATCGTTAAACACAGCACAGGCAATACTCTTAGCCAATGCTACTTCTTTCTTCTTACTGTTAGACATAATGTTTGTAATAGCCACACCACTTATGGTGCTTGTGCCAGAGATGATTACATTCTCAAGGCTGCTATAGGACATCAATGTCTGCGTGATAGGGTTTGTATTCTCCATTTATAAATAGTTTTTCATACAAGTTCATAGATGCTTTTAAATCTCTTTCTCCTTTTGCTAAAAACTCTTCTGATGCTTTGTAAATCCCAACCTCGTAAGGAAACTCTTTCTGCACTACGAGGAAGTAGAAATCTGTTACATCAAATAAGCGTACATACATAGCGGCTTGTTGTGCGTAGCCCCAATAGGCTGCCTTCTTCCACTTATGCATAGGGTCTTTAGTAGTCTTTAAATCTACTAAGTAAGTGGAGACACCATCAAAGGCTAAGGCATCAGCCTTCCCCTTGAACTTGACGATGTTTCCTGCTTCCGTTGTGTACTCACCAACTCCTGGCACTTCGGGTCTAAAATCTATACCCATAATGTCTTGAACGGCTTGTACCTTAGAGAGCTTATCGTACATACCTTCAACGATTGCGAAGTCTTTACCTGTAAGTGCAAGTACATCGGGATTCTCTTCCTTAAATAACTTGTACTCCGCTCCTCTACGTTGACCTTCCCAACCTATGTATGTTACTTTGTCCTCTAGGAACCGAGCGTGAAGTGCGTGGCCCACATCAAATGCTGCGTTGCCTGCTTGCTTCCACTTACTCTTTCTCCATAGGTCAAACTTGGTTGGAGACTCTGCTAATAACTTGAGACTACTATTGGACAGATACTCTCTGTCCGCATAGTATATCTCATCGTTATCAAATCTTGTTAGTACATCATCCATTAATCAGTCTTTAAAAAATAATACATTAAGTTCTTCTCAGATATTGATTCTCTCTCGCAGATAATAAATCTCTTTTTCTGAAAAACATTTATAGGCTTATGTGTACTCATACGCCTTGGTTGATATCCCTTAGCCATTACCCTAAGATTTCTTTACGAACAGCTGCACTAACCTTGTACTTGACTAACGCAGTTTCAACTGCTGCCTTCTTACCATTAGATACTGCACCAATCATCTTAGCCTTGACCTCATCTGTCATACTTAAAAGCTCCGCAGTTTTTGTAGCTGGTGCGTTATGTGACTTGCCGTGGTCGTTGGTAGCATCGGGGTCTTTAGTATCATCTATCAAGAACATTCCGTTCAAAGCATACTTACGAGAGTATGAAGATGATGCTCCGAAACATTGTGCGATATCCATTCCCTTTCTGTTGGGGTCTATACCTGCTTGTGCTGTAACAACTACGATGTCTGTACCATCTGTAACACCTACAGAAGATTCAATGTAAGGGAAGCCTGTTACCTCCTTGACTGAATCACTTATAGTCATTGTCAATCCGTTAGCTGCAAGG